CAGAAGGCGATGCATTTAGCGACACAGATCAAAACTCAAACTTCTTATCTGTAACAGTACAGAAGTATGCAGGACAACAGACATTCTCTGTTGAATTGCTAGATCGTACATCTCCAGCATTCTTTGATGAGCTAGTACGCAACATGGCAGCAGCTTATGCAAAGGCAACAAACGCAGCAGTCAACGCAGCACTTATCTCAGGTGCAACAACAGATGCAACAACAACTGTTACATACCCAACAGCAGCAGAACTTCTAGGAATTGTTGCTCGCGGTTCAGCTTCTGTTTATGGAGCAACAGCAGGACTTGCAAATCCATTTGCTCGCAACATGGTCGTATCAACAGGACAATGGTCAAACATCATGTCACTTAACGATGCAGGTCGCCCAATCTACACAGCATCACAGCCAATGAACGCTGGCGGTCAAGTAGCACCAACATCACTAACAGGTAATGTTGCAGGACTTAACCTTTATGTAGATCCAACAAACGGTGGCGATGGCGATGGAACAATCCTTATCGTTAACCCAGATGCATACACATGGTACGAGTCACCAACATACCGCCTACGCGCAGAATCAACAGCAAACGGATCAGTAACAGTCGGTTACTACGGATTCGGTGCTATTGCAACTAAGGTTGCAGCTGGCGCATTCAAGAACAACAAGGCGTAATAAACTCACTAAGTCGCTCTAGGGGTCAGTAGCCCTCTGACCCCTAGAGTCTTTAGAAAGGATTGCACATGGCACTAACCACAGTCAGCGAGTTACGCACTACGCTTGGCGTTGGCACCCTGTATCCAGATGCAACCCTTCAAGAAGTATGTGATGCTTCAGATGCAGTACTACTTCCTATGCTATGGAAACCTGTTTGGTTTTCAGTAGCGCACAGCAATGTTGTGGGCACAGGAACTCTTTACTTTGACATTCCAGTTAGAGACATTTTTTATGTAGGTCAGACTGTAACTATTGCCAACTCTGGCACTAAGTACAATGGCTCCAAAACAATTACAGCAGTAGATACTTACTCAATTTCAGTGACAACGACACACACAGTAGTTCAGCCAAAACATCCTATTGAACCTTTCGGTACAGTAACAGGTGAGACATACACAGACTGGACAACAGATACAGCAGTCCAGAATGCAGCTTTGATGATCGCTGTTGAAATCTGGCAAGCAAGAACCGCAACACTCTCAGGTTCTAACGCCATTGATTTCCAGCCTTCCCCTTATCGAATGAGCGCACAGCTTCTCGCTAAGGTGCGAGGATTGATCGCACACGCACTAGACCCTCGCTCGATGGTGGGATAATGCCAGTTGCAGTCACAACCCTTCGTACAACATTAGCCACAGCATTAGTCGATAATACTAAGTGGCAGACCTTTGCCTTTCCACCGGCAACTGTCTTGGCTAACTCTGTGATCGTGTCTCCAGATGATCCTTATTTGACACCTAGCAATAATCAGCACATCACAATCAGCCCGATGGCTAACTTTAAGATTATTATTACTGTGCCTTTGTTTGACAATGAAGGAAACCTTAACGGTATAGAAGATGCAGCCTGTGGCGTGTTTGCAAAGCTCGCTGCATCATCTTTGACCTATAATGTAAGCGCGATAAGCGCACCAAGTATTCTCAACGCTGCATCAGGCGATCTGCTCAGTTGTGAGATGTCCGTATCAATCCTTACGAGTTGGAGTTAACATGTCCGAGTGGGAAAAAGAGAACGAAGCCTTCCTGATCAAGATCGGGCAGGTAGCACCAGCAACACATAAGCCAGCACCTACTAAGAAAGACGAGGAATAATCTCATGGCTGTATTTCTAAATAACAAGGTCGGCGTGAAGATTAACACTGTTGATCTTTCTGACCTAGTAACAGCAGTAACAATTAACCGCACATTTGATGAACTAGAAGTCACAGCAATGGGTGACTCATCTCACAAGTTCGTTAAGGGCTTGGAAGCATCAACAGTCACTATCGACTTTCTTAATGACCTAGCAGTAGACAAGACTCTTAGAACATTGCAAGCTGCATGGGGTACAACTGTTACTTGCGTATTTATACAGGACAAGGGGACAGCAGTAAGCACAGATAACCGTCTCTACACAGTGTCATTGCTAGTAAACAACACAACAGACATCAATGGTGCTGTTGCCGATATGTCTACACAGTCAATCACATTTACTGCTAACTCAGCAGTTGCAATAGCAACAACAGGCACATTCTAAACAACTAACAAAGGGGCAAACTATGGCAAGACTAAAGATCGTTCGTACAGATGGAAGCGTACTAGAAGGCGAGATCACTCCAGCAGTGGAGTACTCGTTCGAGCAGTACGCTAAAAAGGGTTTTCATAAGGCTTTCCGCGATGAGGAAAAGCAAAGCGATGTTTATTGGTTGGCATGGGAAGTCACTCGTAGGTCTGGTGAGACTGTAAAGCCATTCGGAATTGAGTTTATTGAGACATTGAAATCTGTCAGTGTCGAGGACTCTGACCCTTTAGCTTAAAGCGCGATCTCCCGTTCACCTACCTTATTGCTAGGCTAAGCATAAGGCTAGGGATCGCGCCACAACATTTATTAGAGTTAGACAGAGTAATGCTAAACGCATTACTACAAGGCTTACAGGATGAAGCGAAGGAGATCAGAGATGCCAACAACATTAAAAGGCGGCGTTGAACTTCGCAAGGCTCTTAAGCAATTTGCTCCAGATTTGGCTAAAGAAACACAGAAAGAAATTGCTGGAATCTTGAAGCCAATTACTACTAAAGCCAAAGGATTTATTCCTTCAAGCGCTCCGTTATCAGGTTGGGGAAAGCCTAGTAGTGGAACATGGGCAAATAGACAATGGTCAACCTCAGAAGCTAAGGCCGGCATCGGTTACAAGACAACACCATCTAAGCCAAACTCTAGAGGCTTCCGCGCTCTGGCTCGAATTGTAAATGCAAGTTTCTCAGGCTCTATTTATGAAATTGGTGGAAAGAATAATCCACAGGGTAGGCCACAAGCTCCGGCGTATGAAGTAAGACTACGCGGTCATGCTAATTATGGAAAGACTATTAGATCAGGAAATAAAGATCAATCTAATAGCAATAACCCTAATGCGGGTAAACAATTTGTAGATGCATTAAATAGCACTGGAAAGATAGTTGATGCTTATCAGCGTGGTCAAGGGCAAGCGGGTAGGGCATCGCGCAAGATGCGAGGTCGCGTAATCTTTAGAGCATGGGCAGAAGATGGTGGCAAAGCCAACACTGCTGTTCTTAAGGCTATTCAAACATCTGCAACAAAACTCAATGACCGTGTAAAGGTAAGAGGTTAATCATGGCAAATGTAGTCATTGAAGTCGCAACCGAGTTCACGGGTAAAAAGGCCTTCAAAGAGGCAGACACCGCTACTCAGAAACTTACTAGAAATGTTAAGAAATTAGCAGGTGCAGTAGGAATCGCTTACGGCGCATCAGCTATTGTTGCTTATAGCAAGAGATCAGTTAAAGCCTTTGCAGATGATGAAGCTGCGGCTTTAAGACTTAATCGTGCAGTAGAGAATTTAGGCATTGGCTTTGCTAATCCTGCTATTGCTGATTACATTGGTAATCTTGAAAAGTCTGCTGCTATTGCCGATGACATTTTAAGGCCAGCCTTTCAGGGATTATTAACCACTACTGGATCATTAACTCAATCTCAGAAGTTGCTTAATGATGCCATTACAATCAGCCGAGCCTCTGGTGTGGATCTTGCCACAGTTACACAGGATCTTGGCAAAGGGTATGTTGGCATTACTCGCGGCTTGGCTAAATACAACACAGGTCTTACTAGAGCAGAATTAAACACTAAGTCATTTAACGAAATCTTAGGAATTATCCTTGCCAGATCCGCTGGAGCAGCAGAGGATTATCTAACTACTACTTCTTACAAAATGGAAGTATTGACCGTAGCCACAGGCAATGCATCAGAAATTCTTGGTGAAGGTTTAGTTAATGCCTTTGCTCGTATTGGTGGTGGCACAGAAGCCAGCGATGCAGCAACAGCTATAACTACCATTGCTAAAGCGCTTGCTTCAGTTACGGTAGCCACAGGAACTGTTATTGGTGGATTTACGAATGTATTAAAAACATTAAAGAATTTACCTAAAGACATCTTTAGTGGTTTTGCTGGCGCTCAAGCAGGAATTAACTTAACACAACCTGCTAAGGAAACCTCTAAATTAACTCTTAGTGAAAAAAAGCAACAAGAAGCTTTAACAAAACTAGAGTCTAATGCAGTCAAAAGAAATAAAGAATTGCTTGCATTAAAGAAAAAGCAAGTTACTACTCAAAAGCAAATGACTGCTGATAAGAAGAAGCAAGAAGCCCTAGATAAAGCTGCATTACTCCTTTCTCAAGGCCAGAAGTTATTTGATGAAGAAGCAATCCAATTAGCTGCCGCCGCTCAAGGCAAACTTACAGAAGAAGAAAGAGTAAGGGTTGGCTTAAAGCAAAACATCTATGATCTTGAAGAAGCAATCAATCAAGGCAACCTTGATGCCGCTGCTAGAATCTCACAATCGTTAGTCAATAATGCCCAGCAACTAAGCAACCTTCGGGATAAAGCTGGCATGTTTGACTCTATAAGTAACCCATTTAATGCGTGGCTACAAACATTAAAAGAGCTTGCTTTAGAGTTTGCTAAATTAGCCAAGATTGAAATACCTAAATTTAATCCTATTGCTGGTGGAATCACAGCTGAGCCTTTGTATAAGTACAATTCACTCAGTCAACAATTAGTGCCCGGCACAACTGACAGATCGCCTATGGGCTATGGCGGTGGCCAGTTTGACATGAACCTAATCCCTACAACTCCGCTTTATGGCTACAATTCACTTAGCCAACAGGCAGTGCCAAATGGTGACACTATTGTTAACATCTCTGTTCAAGGTTCAGTTACAACAGAGCGCGATCTAGTCGCAGCCATTACTCAGGGGCTTTACTCACAACAGGCTTCAGGTACTCCAGTTAATTACAGTACGGTGTACTAATGGCATTACCAGCAACCCCTATTGTAAAGATAAACCTTACAGGCGGAGCATCCTTTGCCACGCCATTTATCTTAGATACTTCACAGCTTGATTTTGGAGTATTGGGCGAGGCTGGCCAAATTATTGTCGATGTATCTAATCAAGTTTCTAAGATTGATACTCGTAAAGAACGCAACCTATTTCAAGACAAGTATCTTGCAGGTACAGCCACAGTCCGCATCCTTGATCAAAATGGTGACTGGAATCCACAAAACACTGCAAGCCCTTACTATCCAAATCTTGTGCCATTGCGCTCAATTATTATTGAGGCAGATTACTCAAGCACTGTTTATCCAATCTTTAAAGGTTACATTCAGGAATACCTTTACACATACCCTAAAGATCAAGAAATCGGCTATGTTGATCTAATCTGTACAGATGCATTTAGATTGATCTTTAACTCTAATGTGACGACCGTCACAGGTTCAGCAGCAGGGCAAGGCACTGGCACACGCATAGATAAGATCCTTGACACTATTGGTTGGCCGACAAGTGCTAGATCAATTATGACTGGCAACACTTTATGTCAGGCAGATCCAGCAACTACCCGCACAGCTTTAGCAGCGATTGAGACTGCAACCTTTACAGAGCAGGGAGCCTTTTACTTTGATAAG